AATAATCTAAAATCGTAAGGAGTCTTTTCAAAAAACTTTTGTGCCTTAAGTTGATTTTTTGGATGGGGTACTAATCGTTTATCTACTCCGCGAAATGGTCCTGGCTTTGTAAAGTCACCCATAGGTTGATAAGTGGACAATGCCATTTCATCAACTTCAGATTCCTTCAAAAACTCAATGGCTCGCATATTAGTGTTTCAATAACAATGTGCTTAATACACCTGCGTCTTTAGCAGTCAAATCAGGTTCACCTGGAGTAATAATAACATTATACTTCAATGGTGATTTATCTTTACCTTTGACTTTACTTTCCCATTCAGTATAACTTAATATGCTATTTGGGCTAAGTCCATATTGTTTTGCTAATCTTTGTTTTAGTTCAGGTAACTTGTCAGGTATCACTTGCCATTGGCCTTCTGGACCCTTAACTAAGTTCTTCTTTTCGTCCTTAACTAACAAATCATAGAACAAATCACTAGGGACAATACGACTATTCTTTGTTTTTTCTAGTTCGGGGTCAGCACCCTTCACCTTTTTCTCTTGCGAAGTACTTGCGCCCTCGCTCCAGTTAATCATAAAGTTATCAGGTTTATTACCTAATGCAACATCAGCAACTTTAGTATATGCATAGAAGTCAACATTTGGTAATTCGCTAGCAAGTTTAAATGCCATTGCGGCATATTCAGGGCTAAAGAAGTCACCGGCATCATGCCAACGAATACTTACTTTGTAACCGCCTTTCTTGCCCTTTGCTTCTTCTTTACTAATTTCTGCCTTCAATTGTTCAAAGAAACCATTTGGATCGTTCAATAGATATGTGAGTATACGACCATCACTTAACCATGGTCCTTGGAATTGAATCTTACCGCCCTTCATAGCAAAGCAATCTACTTTACAACTTCCTGCACCTGGGCATGTATTGACTACAATCAATTCATTTGTCTGTTCATCTAATGATATACCAACTAATGCGGCAAATCCCACATTGAAGAACTGCTCTTGTTCCCCATCGCTATGCTTCATCTTCTCATTCTTTTTAAGAAGTGCTTTTGGTCTTTCTGCTAATGCTTTTTTGATAGCGTCAACGTTATATTTTTTACCCTCTTCGTTATAGTAACCAACTACACTACTACGGTGAATATATGGAAGTTTATACTTGTCTGTTTTTTGCTTTTGTTGATTACGGATACGATCCAAATAATCTGTCAACTCTGGATCACCAATTGGTCTTGTTGGGGCGGCAAGTTTGGTTGCCTCCGCCACACCTTCCTCTGATTCGGGTTCTTCACCCCCTGCACTCTTAGCAATGAATTGCTGAGGAGTCATAATCTGTATGCCTTTGGGTGCACCGGGTAGTTTTGGCTCTGCGCCTTCCATTAATTCTATTATATTCATGACTTGGGTTCCAAATAGTTTGACATTAAATACGTATATAATGTACACTTATTAATATATTTATCAACTTTGGTTTACTATGCATACTTTCGACACATCAGTTAGGCGTATTGGTTTTGCTTGCAAATGGGCAGAAATCAATAAAAAGGGTGAGATTGCCAGCACCGAGGGTCTTAATACAGGCGGCACTACCCATGCATGGGCTAAACGTCAGAAGTCACAACAGATTGTCGAGGACAAACTCATTGACGTAGCAAAAAAGAATATTCTTAACACTCACGCACTTGTTAAAAAAGTAGCAGAACTACCACGTGAATTGCGTATGTTGCGTATCACTAGCGATATGCTAAGTTTCTATACTATGGACGAGTTTCAATACTTTTGGCGTAGACAGGACGTGCAGGATAGCCTAGCACGTTGGTTTGCACCAATCGGTGAAACTGCACGTAAACATGATGTTCGACTATCGTTTCACCCAGACCAATTTGTTGTACTCGCTAGCGACCGTCCTGAGGTGGTAAATAAGAGTATACAGGAGTTTGAGTATCATGTGGATATGGCCCGTTGGATGGGGTACGGTAAACAATTTCAGGACATTAAAATCAATGTCCACATCTCGGGTCGAGCCGGTCCCGAAGGTATCCGACAGGCTTTCAAGCGACTCAGCCCCGAAGCAAGAAACAGCCTCACAATCGAAAACGAAGAAATCAGTTGGAATCTCGATTCGTGTCTGACACTTACTGATCTAGTACCTATCGTACTAGACATTCATCATCATTGGATTAACACTGGAGAATATATTGAAGCAACTGATAGCCGTATTAAAAAGATTATTGATAGTTGGCGTGGTGTTAGGCCTGCTATGCATTACTCCGTTTCTAGGGAAGATGTACTTGTTAGCCATTCCCGATACGAACGCCCCGATCTACGGACGTTACTAGAAGCAAAGCACAATAAGCAAAAACTACGTGCCCACAGTGACTACTATTGGAATGATGCAGTTAATGATTGGGCATTGACACACAACACGTGGGCTGATATAATGTGCGAGAGCAAGGCTAAGAACCTAGCCAGTTTCGCATTGTATGAAAAGTATGAGAGGGTAATACATGTTTGATAAATTAAAAAAATGGTTGAGCGGGGATAATGATCCTGCGTTTGAAAAGCCGGCTGAGAAGCCAAAGGTTGAAAAGAAGCCTAAACAGGTTAAAGAGAAAAAGGAAGTTAGTCTTTCTGCTAAAGAACAGGCTACTGCTAACAACGAACCATATATTGCTATATTGAAGGTTGATGTTGATCCAAATAACATTAATAGCGGTAGTTTTGAATTAGATTGGAACGATAAGTTTGTTATCAATCTTACTAAAGCGGGATATAAAATTAAAGCAACTGACACCGACGCAGAGATTGTAGATCGTTGGTTTCAGACTGTTTGCAGAAATATAGCGTTGGAAATCTACGAGCAAGAGGATGCTGACCCTAGCAAACGCAATGATGTTAGGGTGATCCAATCTAAGGATATTGGTAACGGTAGGTCAGAGGTGAGTTAAATGAAATTTTTGCATGAACTTGTGGAATCAGTTTATGAAAATCCCGATGTATCTAATCATGAACTAAAACGTTTATTCGAAGATCAAAATAGTTCTGGATATTTTTGGGAGAAGTGTTTAGCCAAACACATGAAACATACATCATTGTGTGAAAAAAGAAACGAACCCGGAAGAGATTTCTTAGACGGTACTGACGCAAAATTTGCAATGGCAGGAAGATATACCAATAGTTTTAGTAGACAGGCTACTATTGGTATTGAAAACAAAATAGGAACATTAAGGGTTTGTTTATGTTATAAGGGAGACCAATATCATAAAGTATTTTTTATGCGGATACCACATGAAGCATACAAAGATTTACAAGGGGAAAACATTAAAATTACCTTTTCACGTAAGAATCTTTTCCCTATGGGTAAATTTTGGGAAAAATACCAATGTTCTTGGGAAGAAGTGATAGCCCCTGATATTGACAACAATGCATAATAGTAGTATACTTTACTCTAAATATCTCACTTTATAAGATTTTTACTATGAACTATGCACTCATTGATACTGCTAACACATTCTTCCGTGCCCGTCATGTGGCATCACGCAACAGTGATACTTGGGAGAAGATTGGTATGGCACTGCATCTTACACTAGCAAGTGTAAATCAGATTGTACGTACCCATAAAATCGATCACGTAGTATTCTGTCTTGAGGGTCGCAGTTGGCGTAAGGACTATTACAAGCCATATAAGGCTAATCGTAAACTTGACGAATCTGCTATGACTGAAGCAGAGGTTGAAGAGAACAAAATGTTTTGGGAAACATATGAAATGTTTACCAATTTCTTGCGTGAAAAGACCAACGTAAGTGTACTGCGTGAGCCTAATGCTGAGGCAGATGACTTGATTGCACGTTTTATTAATCTACATCCAAATGACTCGCATTACATTATTAGTTCTGATTCTGATTACGTTCAGCTTATTGCTGAAAACGTGTTCCAATACAACGGTGTCTCCAACGAACTCATCACCCTACAGGGATACTTCAAGGATAACGGTAAGCCTGTAGTTGACAAAAAAACTAAGGAACATAAATTACTTGAGGATCCCCAATACTTGTTGTTCAAAAAGTGTATGCGCGGTGATGCCACTGACAATGTGTTTAGCGCATATCCCGGTGTGCGTGAGAAGGGTAGCAAGAACAAAGTTGGTCTTGTTGAGGCATTTGCTGACCGACATAAAATGGGCTTTAACTGGAACAACATGATGTTGCAACGTTGGATGGATCACGATGGTGTTGAACAACGTGTGCGTGATTGCTATGAGCGTAACCGTACACTGATTGACTTGACTGCTCAACCGCAAGATGTTAAAGACAAGGTAGATAATGCTATTCGCACTGGCGTGCGTACTACAACTACGCCGCAAGTTGGTGTTCACTTTATGAAATTTTGTGGAAAATATGAACTTAATAAGATTAGTGAAAACGCTGAGGCTTACGCTAAGTGGCTTAATTCCCCGTATGAAGGCAAGGTACATGAATGACGTTTTACATAAACAATTATATGCAGGACTACTAGCAGTATTAAACGATAAAGAATGCTATTACCAATCTAATATTGGTAAAAAGGGAGAGTACAATCATTTTCAGGATAAAGGTAAAGAAGCCATTATCACGTACATAGAAACATTTGCTCCACTTATGCTCAAACATCAAAACCTTGAATTAGACAACCGAGCAAAGAAACTGGTAATTGAAGAATTGAAAAAATGAAAAGAATTTTAGTTACAGGTGGCGCCGGCTTTTTAGGAAGTCATCTGTGTGATAGACTGGTTAATGCAGGTCATCATGTTCTTTGCGTAGATAATTATTTTACAGGGTACAAAAATAACATTTCTCATTTATTGGACAATAAAAATTTTGAAATAATTCGCCAAGATATTTGTTTTCCGTTGTATGTAGAAGTAGATGAAATTTATAACCTTGCAAGCCCAGCAAGTCCATATTACTATCAACAAGATCCAATCCAAACAATTAAGACTAGTGTATTAGGATCATACAATATGTTAGGACTCGCAAAACGCACATGCGCTAAAATTTTACAGGCTAGTACTAGTGAATGCTATGGCGATCCCCTTACACATCCACAATCAGAAGAATATTGGGGCAATGTAAATCCAATTGGTATACGTAGTTGCTATGATGAAGGTAAACGTGCTGCCGAAACATTATTTATGGATTACCATCGTGTACATAATGTTAAGTCTAAAATTATGCGGATATTCAATACGTATGGTCCAAGAATGGCTATCAATGACGGAAGGGTTGTTAGCAATTTTATTATTCAAGCATTAGAAAACAAAGATATTACCATATATGGTGACGGGCAACAAACCCGTAGTTTTTGTTATGTTGACGATTTGTTAGATGGAATGCAGGCTTTAATGTCTACTAAAGATGAAGTCACCGGGCCCGTGAATGTTGGAAGTCCTAGTGAATTTACTATTTTTGAATTGGCTAATAAAATTATCAAACTAACGGAAAGCAAAAGTAAAATTATCCAGATGCCTTTGCCTAAAGATGACCCAAAGAAAAGATGTCCAGACATTACCTTAGCCAAAAAAATACTTAATTGGAATCCTAGTATTAACTTAGAAACTGGGTTAATCAAAACTATTGACTATTTTCGTAAAGTATTGTAAAATAAAAAAATGAACATTACTACTACCCAATCATCGTTGCGTACTATAAAACCGGGTGATCCTAAATTCATGCTACAAGATGGTATGGTTGTTGCACCAAGAGCAGGACTTGAGATTTCTGAAAATTGTAGTCCCTATTTTAAAACTATTATAGAGAAGGCAGTACTAATGGGTTGGCTCAAGCCCATAGCACATGTTAAAGATAATGAATTGTTTTGGGAAGAATTTTCAAAATGAAAAAAATTTTTTATGAAAAGGTCGGCAGGCGTTACAAGCCCGTCTATGAATACGACCAAACATTGATGGATGCTATGCCTAAGGGTGCCCATCTAGTTATGGTATACCCAGGTGGTAAAAGCACTCGCTACAATGTTGACGTTGAATATGCTCCATTGATTGCCGCTGGTCGAGTTGCTGAGGATGCTGTATGCCGAGCAATTACACAGGCACAAGAACTACGACCACAGAAACAACCCATCACCGAACATCAGCGTAAGTTGTGGAAAGAATTGGCTGATAGTTTTCGCAATGATGACTATCCATTGATTCGACCTGCCGCACGTGATGGTGCTGAGGCTGCTGTACAAGCATTGATTAGTGAGGCAGAAAAGTTGATGACTAATCCTGCAGTAAAGAAAGCCTACGAGCATTTCTTACTTGTATGCGAACTAACTAAAGAAGATGATAAAAGTTAACATACATATTGAGAACCCGTTGCGTAAAGAAAAGTGGAAGTCTTTACTTGAGCGTAGTTACAACGTTTCTAAAAACAAAGCGTTGGAGATACAGTTTTTTAGGTATTATTATTATTTGT